CGGTGGTCGCAGTACGGCTTGCCTTGTAAGTAACCTGCCGCCCACTGCCCGTCTGCGCTTGGTGAATCGTCAAAAAGGCATGAGCAATATCTGTCCACCCGGCATCCCATTGCAGGCGGCCGTGATGGATGAGCTGCTTCGCTTTCAGCACCATTTCGTTTTTTGCCTCGACCGTATAAATGATTTTCTTGGCGCGCTGATAAAATTGGCGCACCAAGTCATAAACCGCCTGTCCAATACCTGTCGCGTCAATGGCGATATTGGTCACGTTATAGATGCTGCAAAATTCCCGAATCTTCTGCGCCTGCCCGTCGAAATCCAACCCGTTAAAACTCTGCTTATCGACAATGCGGAAAATCCCGCCCTCTACCCGTGGCGGTGCGATGACTACCAATGAGGCGTCATCTTGCGAGCGGCTGGGGTCGTAACCAATCCACACCGGCGCATCATCAAGCGGACGCGCCGCAAGCGGGGTGTAGTCTTTCCACAGCGTCCACGCATCGACCATGCAGCGCTGCAATTCAGCCATCTTGAAAATGCTGTCCGTGTCATTGACGAATTGGCACATGAGCAAATTCTCAAATTGCCCTGGCGGAAATTTAATCCGTAATTTTTCCATCGTAACGAGGTCAAAACCACTATTGATAGCATCCTCAATAGTAATTACTTGGCGGAAATAACCGTCTTCGCATAGCCGCCCGTCTTTGAGCGCTTTATGCGACACGTCCAAATCAATATGCTCGGATTTTGGGCGGCCTTTGTTAAATTCCGCCCCCGTCCATAATGGATAGGCCTCATGGGTAACAGTTGAGGGCGTGGAGAAATAGGTAATACGGCGGTCATCGTGTACCGTCATCCCTGCCGCTACGTGTTTGAGCTTTTTGAACTGCGGAATCCAAAAATATTCGTCAATGTACAAATCGCCGGAATAGGATTGCGCCGTATTGGAATTGGTGCCGAGGAAATATAGCGTAGTACGCGGAGCCAGTTTTATATGCTCGCCCTTGAGTTGTATGCCTAACACCTCATCGACGAAGGCGACGATATTGCTGCGGAAAATATGCGCCTGACTTTTCGAGGCGGAAAGAAAAATCTGGTTTTTACCGGTATCCAATGCCGTCAATAATGCTTCCAACGCAAAATAAAACGTCGCACCAATTTGGCGGCTTTTGACGTACTGGCGCATTTCGTATTGCTTCGAGTGTTCGTACCACGCCTTTTGATGCGGATATATGCGTTTGTGAAATTCCCGTTTCAATTCAGTAAGCATCTCATCGTCAATTTTCCCGGAATCGCCACGCTCCTTTGCCTTGCGCCGTTTGGCCTCATTGCGATTGCGCACTTTGGGATTCAAATCTGCCTCATTTCCGCCGTCCTCATAGCGCTCAATGCGCGCCGTCCGTTCGAGAATTTTGGCGAGTTTGTCCATTTCGTTGTAATCCTTTTCGGACTTTTCGTCTTTGGCGACGAGAACGGCAAGGCGCACATCAATCTGCTCACCGATACGGCGGGCGGTTGTCGCCCGGTCCCATCCTTCGCGCGTCTTCCATGAGCGGACGGTGGTATCGGGAATGCCCATCAGGCGGGCAATTTCGGCGCAGGTAAATCCGCGCCAATATAAGAGGCGCGCGTTCTTTTCGGGGGATAGATCAGGATTCAGTAAATTCATCATACGCGCATGATGGACAGACGTGCGCGCTCGCAAAAGGACGAATTTCCCATAGATTGCACGTATGGGAAAGTGGTGATTGAGCCAAACGGCAATCGCAGCAACAATCGTGCTACCGAATCACCTGCCCCGGAGCATCCCTTGAAATACCACATTGTCGCCACCGAAGGCGCAACTATCGACGGCCGCCACATCAGCGGCGAACAGCTCGAACAAATGGCGAAGAATTACGACCCCGCTAAATACGGTGCGCGCATTTGGCTGGAGCATATCCGTGGCCTGTATGCCGACAGCGCTTTCCCGGCATTGGGCGACGTTACCTCGCTCAAAACCGAAAAGAACAAGGACGGCAAAACCGTCCTGCTCGCCGCCCTTAACCCGACCCCGGAACTGGTGAAAATCAATCAGGCGGGGCAAAAGGTTTACACCTCGATAGAAATCAATCCGAGATTTGCCGATACCGGCGAAGCATACCTTGTTGGATTGGCTGTTACTGACAGCCCGGCCAGCACCGGCACCAGCCGCCTTTCCTTTAGTGCCATCCAGAAAGAACCGGAACATTTGTTTTCCGATTATGTTCAGGCTGATTTGAGCGACGAAGAAAAGCCGTCGCCCGGCATCATGGACAAAATCAGGGCGATATTTTCCAAACAGGAAAATGCGGAAAAAGACAACGGCAAACGGTTCGCCGGAATTGAAGAAGCCATTACCACCGTCGCCAATGAATACAGCGCGGGCAAACAGGCATTGCAGGGGGAAATTGACACGCTGAAAAACCAGCTTTCCGGATTGCAAAACCAGTTTGCCGAATTGAAACAGGCAATGGATACCACCCCGGCCAATCTGCCTGAACCGGCACAATTATTTACAGACCCGCGTCCCATTGCCAATGGCACGACCGACATCCAAACCGATTGCTAAGGACTACAAATGCACAAGCAAACCCGCGACCATTTCAATAAATTCCTGCACCGCGTTGCGGAATTAAATCACGTGGCCGATGCCACGCAGAAATTCAACGTCGAACCATCCGTTGAACAAAAGCTGCTGGAGAAAATTCGGGAAACCAGTCCTTTCCTGACGCTGATTAACAATATTACCGTTGACCAGCAAGAAGGCGAAAAAGTCTTTATCGGTGTGAATAGCACCATTGCCGGGCGAACCGATACCAGCGGCAATGCCGAGCGGCAAACGCGCGACGTCAAGACGCTATCCAATGACAAATACCGTTGCGAACAAACCAATTTTGACACGCATATCCGCTACAACACCCTCGACAGTTGGCGGCACCGTCCCGAATTTCAATCATTATTGCGTTTGGCAACCAGCAAACAGATTGCGCGCGACCGCCTGATGATTGGCTTTAACGGCACATCCGTTGCCGCTGATACCAATCGCACTACCAATCCGAAACTGCAAGACGTCAATATTGGCTGGCTGCAACAACTGCGCGCGCATAAAGCCAGTGCGGTCATGAGCGGCAAAAAAATCGGCAACCTCAATGACAAGGACTACCCGAATATTGATGCCGCCGTATATGACGCTGCGCATGAATTGATTGAGCCGTGGTATCACGACGACGAGTTGATTGTGATTGCCGGACGTAAATTGCTGACCGATAAATATCTGCATTTAATTGGCGACAATGACAAGCCGACAGAGCGTCGCGCACTGGAAAGTTTAATGGTCAGCCAATTATTCGGCGGTTTGAAAACCATTGCGGTGCCATTCTTCCCCGAAGACGCCTTCATGATTACGCCGCTGTCGAATCTCTCTATCTATACGCAAGCCGGTTCGACTCGCCTGTATTACCTCGATAACCCGAAAAAAGACCGCATCGAAGAATACCGCAGCATGAATGAATGCTACGTCATTGAAGATTATGACGCCTGCTGTCTGGTCGAAGGTATCAAAGTACCGAAAGCCGACGGCTCTGGCTGGGAGTAAAACATGGCAAGCCCTGCACGATTGCACAAACAGCGCGAAGAAGCCCGCCGCGCCGCCGAACGTGCCGCCACCGAAGAAACCCCGGTGCGCGGCAGCGCGCATGAACTGGCGCTGGCGCAACTGGCGCAAGACAAGCGCCAGCTGAAAGAAATCCAGTCCACCGAACGACGCCAAGAACGCAAGGCCGAGCTGATGGCAGAGAACTGGAACGCCTATATCGACGGCGCACTCGCCGCCGACAGCGGCGCGCATGACCCGGTCATCAGCCAAATGCTGCCGTGGTGTTTCGACGTCGGCGACATCGAGCGCGCCTTGCGCGTTGGTGATTACCTTGTCCGTCACGACCTGCCTGCCCCGGAGAGTTTTGCCCGCAGCGCCCCCGCCGTATTTGCGGAAATGGCTGCCGAGGCATGGCTCAAGACACCGGACGGCGTCATCCCGCCCATCAGCGCGCTGCAACTGGGTGATGTTTTGGAGACCATCAGCGGCCACGACATGGTGGACGAGATACTCGCCAAACTGCACCGCGCCCTCGGCGAGGCGCTGTATTCCGAGGGCGACAACGAGCGCGCGCTCACCCACCTGCGTCGCGCGGTTGAACTCAACCCCAAAGTCGGCGCCAAACCGATGATCACCAAAATCGAAAAAGAGGTTGCGGAGCAAGAGGCGGCAGCACCGCCCCTGACACAACCATGACTCAACCAGCCCGCGCGGGGCGCGGCGGCGCAAAGGCTTTCCGTTAGTTTCACCTTTGTCCGCTGCAACCGCGCACCTGTGGGAAGCCTGCGCGTGGCAGGGATGACGGGTTTTTCTCCTGTTACCGTCATCAACCACGCACTTTTTCTTATAAGGATTTTGCCATGAGCGAATTAAATACATTCGGCGAAACGATTAAGGCGGCACGGAAAACCGCAAAGCAATCGTTAAAGGCAATGGCGGCGGAATTAAATATATCCGTGCATCAATTAGCCGGCATCGAAGAAGGCCGCAAAGCTGTATCGCTACCGCTGGCCAAAAAGATTGCCGAATATTTCAAAGCGCGCAATGCGTCGGAGGAATCATGAGCGTCGTTATCCCGCATGGCCCCGGCAATCCGAAACCGAATGAAGACCTGATTGCGCCGCCGGATGATTTTTATCCGCCTTTGTCTGTCGCCGAATGGAAATTGCGGATGCGCGTGGACGATAACGTCAGCCCGGCACGCAGCGCCGAAATCCTGAACCGCGCCACGCTCGACATCACCGACGAGCTGAAACCGTGGCGCGCGCAACAAACCGCCGCCACGCTCGCCGCAGGCCGCGACACCAAGCGCTACCGGCAAGCGGTGTGGCAACGCGCCAAAGCGTATGAGCTGGAGCAATACCGCGACATCGACACCACCGACAGCGGCAGCCGCCGGGCCG